CATCGGCATGGGCTTTAAGGACATGAGCCCCGGCATGAAGGAACTGTATAAGCTTCTGCTGGAAGGCAAGATCATCCATGGCGGCAATCCGGTGCTCCGCTGGATGGCAGGGAATGTGGTCGCTGAGATTGATGCGGCAGAAAACATCAAGCCCAGCAAGAAAAAGAGCACCGAGAAGATCGACGGCATTGTTGCCTGGATCATGGGGCTGGATCGAGCCATCCGCCATGAGCAGCAGGGAAGCGTATATGACGATCCGGAGCATGGGCTCTGGGTATTTTGATTAGAAAAGAGCCACCCTCACCGGATGGCTCACAATTATTTCTGGTCAAGAAATTCAGCAACGCTGATGATTCTGGGATCTGTAACTGACGATTCAAGAAAGTCTTTATCGCCTGTGAGGAAGAGATCAGCATGGGCGTCCAAGGCAGCCCGTAGAATTGGCCTGTCTTTGGGGTCTCTGATCTTGTTTTCTGCTGCAGTCTCAGCCTCCGGCGTGGGAACGAGTTCGATGATAGAGAGCGCGTTGTAGAGGAATGCTTCAAGTTCTGTCAGTTTGTCCGGGAATTTCTCACGGAATTTTCTGTGGAGTTCATCGACAACATAATCGCAAACAATAGGCTGATATGGTGGTATCAACGTCTTGTAAAAGGCCTGTGCAGCGCGTCCGTTAGGGAAAAGGGCAGCCGAAATGATGATGTTGGTATCGATCATTACCCTCATTCTTCTGCTTCCTCCCTGCGGGACTGTGTAATCCATTCCGCAACGTCATCCTCAGTGAAGAAACCGGCTTTTCCAGCCTCACCCTTCATCTGTTCCTGTAGGCGCATCATAGCGTAAACGGCAGAATTGACGACGCGGACATTGTTGCCATCAACAATAAAGGTCACGCGGTCACCTGTTTCGATACCAAGAGCAGCGCGGACATTCTTGGGAATTGTCACTTGGCCTTTCGCCATAACTCTTGCGTCATTGACAAATGCGGCTTCAGACATATGTGAACACCTCCTGATTTAAAGTAGGAAAGTAGGGAATCCCTACTCCTATTATACGCGGGAACAGGGGGATTATCAAGTGCGAAAAGAAAATTTTTTGAGAAGAGGAGGATTCAAATGGGCTTCAGAGAATGGATCGGCTTTTCTAAGCCGAGGGACGCTCCCCAGCCGGAGCTGCCCCAGATTGAAGACAACGTCCGGGACTCGGGCGGTGTTTTTGTTTTCGGCATGACAAACAGTGGAGAACGTGTGGATGAAAAGAGCGCCATGCAGATCTCCACGGTCTATGCCTGTGTCCGGCTCCTGGCGGAGACGGTGGCGAGCCTTCCGCTCCACCTGTACAAATACACCGGGCAGGGAGACGGTAAGGAGCGGGCGACCGAGCATCCGCTGTATAAGATTCTGTATCGGCAGGCGAATCCGGAGATGACGTCTTTCTCGTTCCGGGAGGCGATCATGACGCACCTTCTCCTGTGGGGAAACGCCTATGCGCAGATCGTGAGAGACGGCAAGAACGGCATCCTCGGCCTTTATCCGCTGCTCCCGGAGAACGTGGAGATCGACAGGGCTGAAAACGGGGATCTGTTCTACACCTATCACGCCTATACGGATGAAGTCCCCGGTGAGCATGACAAGGACATCATCTTCCAGCGGGATGAGATACTCCACATTCCGGGCCTTGGCTTCAACGGGCTTGTGGGCTTTTCGCCCATCGCCATGATGAAGAACGCTCTCGGTACGACGCTGGCAGTCGAGAAATACGGTAGCTCCTTCTTTAAGAACGGAGCGCAGCCCGCCGGTGTGCTGGAGCATCCAGGTGTGCTGAAAGACCCGCAGAAGATCCGGGATAACTGGATGAACGCCTACGGCGGAGCAGGCAATGCGCATAAAGTTGCTGTGCTTGAAGAGGGCATGGCGTATAAACCAATTTCGTTGCCTCCGGAGGATAGCCAGTTCCTTTCTACCCGTGAGTTCGGTGTGGAAGAAATCTGCCGCATCTTCCGTGTGCCTCCGCACATGGTTCAGGACCTCAAGCGGGCGACTTTCAACAACATCGAGCATCAGTCCATCGACTTCGTGATGCACACGATCATGCCTTGGCTGGTGCGAATTGAACAAGCCCTTATCAAGGACGTGCTGATCGAGGAAGAGCAGGATCAGTTCTTTCCAAAGTTCAACGTGGACGGCCTCATGCGCGGCGACTACAAGTCACGCATGGACGGTTACGCAGTGGGATTCTCCAATGGCTTCCTGTCTCCGAACGACATCCGCCGATTGGAGAACATGGATCTGATCCCGGCGGAGGAGGGCGGAGACGACTACTACCTGAACGGCTCGTACACGAAGCTGAAGGACGCTGGGTCTGCCTATGGCGCGAACCAGGTGGCGGAGCAGGAGAAGCAGGCTGCGGAGGAATCCGACGAACCGGGAGAGGACGCTCCGCCTGAAGAACAGCCAGATGAAGAGAAGGAGGAACAGGATGGCAGCAAAAACCACGCCAAGCGTCATGCGCAGCGCAAGGCACAGCGAAGGGGTCAGCAGCCCCGGAAAGAGAGGTAAGAATCGTGCAGAAATTCTGGAACTGGGTTCATGACGACAGCGGCGGCAGAGTGCTCCGCCTGGAAGGGCCGATTGATTCGGAATCCTTCTGGGGTGACGAGATCACGCCGCAGATGTTCCGTGATGAACTCTATGCGGAAGAGGGTGACATTACCCTCTGGATCAACTCGCCCGGCGGCAACGTATTTGCTGCGGCCGAGATTTACACCATGATCCGTGACTATCCCGGCAGCGTGACGGTCCGGATCGCAAGCATCGCGGCATCCGCTGCGTCTGTGGTGGCCATGGCGGGCAATCTGGTGCAGATGTCGCCGACGGCGCTCCTCATGATCCACGACCCTTCTACCATTGCCATGGGCAATGCCAAGGATATGGAGAAGGCGATCACGACCCTCAATGAGGTCAAGGAGAGCATCATTAACGCCTATGCCGCGAAGACGGGCCTTTCCCGCAACCGCATCAGCAAGCTTATGAGCGACGAGACCTGGCTGAACGCCAAGAAGGCGCTGGAACTGGGCTTTGCCGATGAGATTCTGTTCGCGGACAAGCCGAAGGAGGACGAACCCGAAGAAAAGCCGGATTCCGATCCGGATGAGCCTGACAAGGAGGAAGGCGGAGATGAAGAGGAAGAGCAGAAAAAGCCCTTCAAACTCAAAGAAACGGATGCCATTTGGCAGTACTCCACAAAGGTCATGGGACAGACCATCCTCAACCGTCTCGGTGTGTCCGATGAAGCCGCAGTGCCCGAAACCGGCGCTCCGGCACAGGAATCTGCCAAGACAGGGGTAACTGATTCTCCTGTGGAAGACGATAAGCCTAAGGTGCCTGTGATCGGCATGGACGGTAAAACCGAAGACGGCAGTGTGCCGTATGAAATCCTGAAAGACAGGCTGGAGTGGATGAAATGATCCGCCCCGGCTTTTCTTTTGCCCCAAATCATTATGACGACCGGAGCGTTTCTCCGGAGAAAGAGGTATCGCATGAATAAGATTATGGAACTGCGCACCAAGCGCAATGACCTCTGGGAGAAGACAAAATCCTACCTGGAGGAGCATCGCAGTGAGAACGGTCTGGTCGAGGCCTCCGCTGTCGAACAGTACAACAAGATGGCCGGTGAGGTTAAGGCCCTGGGTGATGAGATCGCCCGTCTGGAGGATCAGGCGGCTTTCGATGCTCAGCTCTCCCAGCCGACCACCCATCCCGTCACCAACAAGCCCATGAGCCGCAAGGCGGAGAACGTTGCCCCGACCGCGACCGATGAGTATGCCGGTGCCTTCTGGAATATGATCCGCAACCAGGGCGACCAGTTCGCGGTCCGCAATGCTCTGTCTGTGGGTGAGGACACCGAGGGCGGCTATACCGTGCCGGACGAATTTGAGCGCAAGCTCATCCAGGCGCTGGAGGAGAACAACATCTTCCGTCAGCTGGCGACCGTCATCCGCACGAACTCCGGCACCCGCAAGATCCCCATCGCCAACGACACCATGGAAGCGCAGTGGATCGATGAGGGTGAAGAGATCCCTGAGACCAACACCAAGTTCGGTCAGACGACCCTCTCCGCCTACAAGCTGGGCACGATGATCAAGATCAGCAACGAGCTGCTTCACGACTCTGCTTTCGACCTGGCTTCCTATATCGCGGCCCGTTTCGGTGTGTGCATGGGCAATGCCGAGGAGCGTGCCTTCTTCACCGGCGACGGCGACAAGAAGCCCTTGGGCATCCTTGCGGATGTCGGCGGCGCTGAGCTGGGTGTGACGGCTGAAGCGGAGGATCTGGTGACCTTCGATGAGATCTTCGACCTCTACTACAGCCTCAAGTCCCCGTACCGCCGCTCTGCGCAGTTCGTCTGCAACGAGACCCTGCTCCTGCAGCTGATGAAGCTGAAGGACAAGAACGACAACTACATCTGGAAGCCCTCTCTGGATGTGGCCAAGCCCGATACTATTCTGGGCCGCCCGATCCGCACCAGCTCCTTCATGCCCGGCATCGCGGCCGGTGAGAAGGTCCTGCTGTTCGGCGATCTCAAGAACTACTGGGTCGCAGACCGTCAGAACCGCACCTTCCGTCGTCTGAACGAGCTGTATGCCCGCACCGACCAGGTCGGTTTCCTGACCACCCAGCGTGTGGATGGCCGCCTGATCCTGCCCGAGTCCGTGAAGGTGCTGAAGATGGCCGGTACCAAGGCCACCACTACGCCTACCACCGACCCGACGACCGATCCGGACGAACAGCCCGGCGGCTGATGACCTAAACGGGAGCAGGGGAAGTTCCTCTGCTCCTTAACTCTTGAGAGGAGGCTGACAGGATGAGCCTGATAACACTTGATGAAGCAAAAGCCTACCTGCGTGTGGACAGCTCCATGGAGGATGGCCTGATTGAAAGCCTCCTCCAAAGCGCAGAGAAGCTGACGGCGGATGTTGGCCGGATCACGGCAGAAGAGTGGAATACCCTCTGGGACGATGAGACGGAGACTGTGGCGATCCGGGGCGAGGAGCTTTCCAACGCCTCGCTTCTCCAGCTCCGATCTCTCCTTCGTACCGCCATGCTGTATTCCCTCGGTTATCTGTATGAGCACCGGGAGGAAGCGGATCACCACGACCTTGTGATGACCCTGCGGAACCTTCTGTCCTCTGTGCGGGAAGGGGTGTTCTGAGATGGAGAGAAAGATCGCCCGGTTCAATGAACGCCTGACCGTCCAGAAAAACGAAGTGGTGGTCGACAAGTACGGCAACCACAAAAATACCTGGACGGACTATTTCACCTGCTACACCTACGCCAGCACCTACCAGTACGACAAGGAGAATGAGGCTGCTACCACGACTGAGGAGCAGACCATCAACTTTGAAGTTCGTTACTGCCCGGAGCTGGCTTCTTTAGACAGCACACACTACCGGGTCGCCTTCCATGGCGATTCCTACGATATCCAGTCTGTGGACATGATGAATTACCAGAGAAAGACCATCCGCATCGTGTGCAAGCTGGCGAAGAGAGGAGGCGCGTCATGAGCAGATCGGTTTCCATTGACGAGATGGCGGCTGCCATCAATGAAGGTCTGGAAGAGTACGCCGATCTCAGTGCCCAAGGTGTGAAGTCTGCCGTCCGGAAATCCGCGAAGGCGGTGAAGGAGCAGATCAACAGCTCCGCGCCGGTCCGTACAGGCCGTTATGCCAAGAGCTGGGCCGTCAAGACCACGGCAGAAAGCAGCCAGAGCCTGGAACAGACCGTGTACAGCCCCAGCAGGTATATGCTTTCGCATCTGCTGGAAAAGGGGCATGCCAAACGAGGCGGCGGAAGGGTTCGTGCCATTCCGCATATCGCGCCCGCTGAGGAGATGGGGATCGAGATGCTGGAAGGGCTGATCGAAAAGACGCTGCAGGGCTGAGAAGGGAGCGTAAAGCCATGACCCATAATGAAGTATTCGAGGTGCTGGAGGAGCTTTCGCTTCCCATCGCCTATGACCATTTTGCAGAAGGTGAGTCTCCGGACCCGCCTTTTCTTTGTTTCCTCTATCCGAGAAACCTGCCCACGGGCGCGGACAACACGGTGTACTACCAGCTGCATGAGCTGGACATAGAGCTTTACACCGATGCCAAAGACCCCGTGCTGGAACAGCGGGTGGAGCGGCTCCTGACGGAGCATGAGATGTTCTTCCATAAATCCGAAGTCTGGATCGAGGAAGAGAAGATGTATGAAGTCCTCTATGAGGTCGTGCTCGATCTTCAGTACGAGGATGAAGATGGCTCTGAGGAGCCGGAAAGTGAGGAGAATCCATGAGCAAGAAGAAAAACAAGGTGCGTTTCGGCCTCAAAAACTGCCACTATGCCAAGGCAACCTTCGATGAGGACGGAAACGTAACTTATGCCAAGCCGGTGCGGCTGCCCGGTGCGGTTTCCCTGTCCCTTGACCCTGAAGGCGAGAACGAAAACTTCTACGCCGATGATATCGTCTATTACGTTCTCAACAACAACGCCGGTTATGAGGGTGACCTGGAACTGGCGCTGATCCCGGAGGAGTTCCTGAAGGACATCCTGCACGAGGAAGAGGACGCCAACGGTGTGCTGACCGAGAACGCGAATAATGAGTTTGAGCGCTTCGCTCTGCTGTTCGAGTTCACCGGCGATAAGAACGCTATCCGCCATGTGC